TACGAGCTTTGACGCTGAATTGGCTTTCTCTATTATAGTCAGTGAATGCTTGAACGAAGTCGTTTTGATTGATTGTCTTTTTCATAATATATATATTTTGTGTGTGTGTGTGATTAATTAGTGAATAAAAAGTTTTCTTTACCTTCCGAGTCAATTGTAAAAAAGCCGTCAAGTCTGCCGTTCAAGCTTGTTTTGCTTCTGTTACTTAAGCCAATGCAAGAGGAATCATGCCGACCGCCATGCCATATGATATTAAAATCAGTAAAGCCTCTAGTCGCTTTGACTTCATACCCAGTGTGCACCCAGTAGACACGCTCACCGTTCTTTATAGTTTCCTCGATTGTTTCAATTTCTTTTCTCATTTTGTTTATTTGGTTATAATTAATAAATGTGATTAGCTAAAGACTAAAAACGAAACCCTGTCAACACATTTAGCGATATTTCTTAAAAATAGTTATATATGTAGCAGTTGAACGGTGAGATTTGCAAAGTTATTGAAAAATAAAAGATGTAAACAAAAACGCATCAACGCATCAAGATATGACGATATGAAACGATTTACCTTAACGCAACTTACTTGCGATAGGCGATGATCGACCCTTTAGATAGTATCAATTAGACATAATACTTATTATACGAAGTAAGGTTCCGTTGATTACCAACGACTTATGACATACCCTACACTACTATTGACCGATCCTATAACAAAAGTTAAACAATGCCCCCGCCCCCTATAGAAAAAACTAGGGTATGCTTGGGGGTAAAAAGCGTCCGCGTATATAGCGTTAGCCCTTCACATTTTTTCACCACTTTTCGACAACGCTTTGCTAACGTCTTTTAAACCGACCCTACCTACTACTTACTACTGGAGCCACCTGTCAGATTCGAACTGACGACCGTTCGCTTACAAGGCGAGTGCTCTACCAACTGAGCTAAGGTGGCGGTGTATAGTGACCTTCGTAGTTAGAAGGACGGGAAAATGTCGTTACTGCTGTCGTCCTCTAGGTCTTCGTCGGCTAAGAACTCCACACCAAAGTCTGTTATGAGGTCTAGCTTTGTTACTTCTAAACAACCAATGATCGTCTGAGCATTCAAGTCAAACTCCTGCTGGAACTTGGCTACAAGGTTATTAAGTTCGAACTGTAAAGCATCAGTCTGATCGTTGTTATCCATAGTGTTGCTACGCTATCACAGGTATGTATTACTTGTAAACACTTTTGTTGGTTTGGTTGCTTTAATTTTTACCGACCACTTTTACCCTATTTTTATGTACCTCACTAACAACGACTTACAACTCTAAGCTTGACACTCAGCCTGTAATGGTTGTAACTTGATAACATAGCCCCTCACGGCTTTAGTGAGAGGTCGTTATAACAAACGTTATAGTATACGCTTAACTGACAGATTGTAATAAGTAAAGCAACAGGAAGTAGGAGTAAAGAGTTACAACAGCTGTTACTACTCTTACTACTCTTACTGAGGTTTCTACAGCGATTCGCTTCAAAACCTACTTTAACGGTTACTCTTACTACTGCTCTTAACAAAGGTTTAAGGCGAGGTGTATCTATAGATATAGATGTAACAAAAAGAGGAGGAGTAACAGTCATACTAATACTTATGTATTTACACTAACTACCACAGCACCTGTAGTAAAAGATTTGTTATAGTAGTAAAGAGTGTTTAAGACCACAGTAACGCTTTGTTACCGCTAAAGCTTCTTTTGTGAAAGCTATCAGTAAAGCTATCTAACTCTTGTTGTAACAGCTCCTGCTTACGGTCTATCATGTTTTGATTAACATCTGCTGCCATCTGTTGTACCCAATAAGCTACAGCTATAGAAAGAGCGTCTAACCGGTCATCATGAGTAAGACTGTTCTTTTCTCTTGTTATCCTTGATAGTTGGTAAAAGAGCATATACTTCGTTTGTATCTCTATAGGGTAAGCCTGAGCAGACTTATAGTCTAATGTTATAACAGAGGGATCAAACACCAGTCTGTGAGCATTCATAACAGGTTCTAACACATCTACTATTCTAAGCTCCTTCTGTTTGTTATGTCTTACTTCTTCTATTGTTACCGGGTAAGTAGTACGAAACAGAGGTTTAATAAGTTCCATAAACATACCGTCACCAAAGTTAGACTCTATGACTACTTGGTTAACTTTGTTATGTTTAGCTATACCGACAAGTTGTTGTAGGGTTTGTGTGTCGTAGCCTCCTCTCAGTCCTCCAGCGTCTGGAACATACAGTTGACCGTTCAACATCTTTACCACAGCGTACCCCGTCTCATCCTTACCTCTACCACTAGGGTCAATAGATAACACAGAGCCAGTGTACGGTATCATCTCACCTATTGTTTTAAGAGGTCGGTGGTAGCGGTCAGCCCGCAGTCCCACATTAGGAAGGTCTCTGTCAGCAAAGGTAGGATCAGATGTCCACATCACCTTCTCAGGAGCTACATCCACATCTACATCCATAACAATAAGGTCGTTAATCTTTAAGGGGTAGCGGTCGGCATCACTCAACCTAGGATTAAGCATGAACTGCAAAGCGTACCCTGTCCTGCCGTACGACATCTTCCGCTCTTCTAGGTCTATATCAGAGAAGCGTAGGGGTTCTGTAGTTGTACATTCTGTCTCTTCTGTTGTGTTATCGCCTATAAAGGGTGCTAGATCGTCTCCGTAGTGTGAGGCAAGTGTAGACACCTGTGGATACTCAGAAGGCCATATACGGGCGTTGTAGCCCCTGTCTCGCAGTTTGTTATAGATACTGTCTTCACACTGAGGAGTACCAAGGAAGAGGATACGGGAGGAGTCTAAGGGTTTAACAATAGCTTCAAACTCCTTTACTTGCTCATCCAGCTTGTCTCTCATGCCTTGTGTAGCGGAGTTGTTGGGTACTTCTATGTCGTCTGCTACAATGATGTCAGCACGAGACCCGGTAAGCTGTGACGATATACCTAATGATTTAACAGAGGGAGCGTGAGCAGCAGGAGCAGGGCCTACATCAAAAGCTATCTTACTGAATCGTTGGTTATCTGTTGGTATGAGTCCTTGAAGAATAGGTATGTCGTGTATGATTTTCAAGGTAAAGGTGGAGAAGTCATCTGCTCTGTTCTTACTGGCAGACACTACAAGGATGTTTAAAGTGGGGTCTAGCAGTAGCTGATGTACTACATAGGCCGAGCATATCCACGACTTACCTACTCCTCGAAACGCCATGATAACAGACCTCTTAGGGCCGTGTTGCATATAGTCAGCTAGGTCATACTGCAAAGGAGTAGGGTCAGGCAGGTTAAGATGCTTCCATATAATGTACAGGAAGTTCTTAAAGTTCTTTAGCTGTGGTGGTATCTCTACAGGTGCTTTCTTGTTCTTCATCGTTTTGTTGTAAAGTAAAAGAGTCGCCTCCGTTTATAGCAGAAGCGACTCCTTATTGGTGTATGTAATGAAACAAAGAGTAGGTGTTATTTGCCGATTTGCCGTTGAACCTCTGGGTCTTCTAAGAAAGGCAGAGCTTCGATTTTCAAATCATTTAGAGGAGTTCCTTCTTCGGACATGCACTCAACACGATTATCTTTAAGGAACTTAATCACACAGTTAATCAATGCAGGGTTGTACTCCTCGGTGGCTTTCATGAACTTGACAGAATCTGATAACAAGTCAGCCGTAGCTGCGTGCATCTTACCTAGTTCTTTGAATGACTTCATACGTTGTTATTTATCTCTCAGTAGCTGGTCATGGTCACCGAATCCGTTCATGTTGTTCAAGATTCTAGTAATCCACGAGTGTAAAAGAGCCGAGGTGCTGACACCCAAATCTGATGCGATGCCAGCGACCTCCCTCTTTTGCGAGCTAGTGAGACGAAAATTAATCGGAACTAATGTATCCTTTTTCTTTTTCGTACTCATTGTTAGCTAGTTATTGTTTAAGTCTTACGCCATTGCAGCTGTAAAGTCAGCCAATGAACCAAGATTGTTTCCGTCTCCAAGAACAACGTCGTTTGCTTTAACGTCGATCAATGTAGCACTTCCGTCGTCTCCACTGATGTCAGTAGAAGTAGCACCGGCTGAAGTTTTGTAGAAAGCAAACTTGTCTTCACCTTCGTCGTATACAGCAGCGATGTTTCCGTCGTCGGAAGAACCACGCTCAATGATAAACCCAGCGTCGTTACCGTTGTTAGCACTTGAACCAGCTCCGTCATTGAGAAGCATGATAGCGTCTTTAACTTGGGAGTTAGTTGTTTCAAGGGATGTTGTTGTACCTTGAACAGTTAAGTTACCGCTAAGGACAAGGTTTGTTCCGCTTACGTCTCCTGTGAAGGAAGCACCACTAAGGTTAGCTTTAGCAGCGTCAAGAGCAGATTCAGCAGCACGGGCTGTCGAAGCTTCAGAATCAATGTTCGACTGAAGAGTCGTGTCAGCAGAAGCTCTAGCTGTAGCCTCACCACTAACAGCAGCGATACGAGCAGTTTCTTCAGCGTCGATATTGGACTGTAAAGTCGTATCAGCGGACGCACGGGAAGTAGCTTCGTCGTTGATGTTTGTTTGAAGCGTGGAGTCAGCGGCTTGACGGGCAGTCTCTTCAGCATCAATGTTGCTTTGGAGGGTAGTATCAGCGGAGGCTCTGGAAGCAGCTTCTGTGTCGATATTACCTTGCAGAGTTGTGTCAGCAGAGGAGCGAGCGGATGCTTCACTATCAATGTTTGACTGAAGGGTTGTATCGGCAGATGCACGAGTACTTGCTTCAGAAGAGATAGCGTCAGCGTTAGTTTTGATTTGTGCGTCGAGAGCTTCGTCAGCTCCAACCAAAGTACTTACAGAAGTAATGTAGTTGGTGGAAGAGTTAGCGGAGTACGAACCACCAGCAGCAAGACCAGCACCACTTTGAGTAGCGTCAAGTTCAGACTGAATAGCGGAGTCAGCGGATGCTCGACTGCTTGCTTCTGTGTCAATGTTACCTTGTAAGGTAGAGTCAGCAGCCGAACGGCTTGAAGCTTCGCTGTCGATGTTGGATTGCAACGTAGTATCAGCACTTGCACGACTGGAGGCTTCAGAATTGATGTTCGTCTGAAGTGTAGCCTCTGCAGCCAACGCCCGTGTTTCTTCTGCTGCAATAGCACTTTTGGTCGATTGACCAATTTGATAGAATATGGATGATGTATCTGGCATATTATTAGTATTTAGTTAGTTAATGATTAGAATAAAGCGTTGTATTTACGCAGTACCGTCGGAGATAATTTCTACCCAAGCAGAACCGTCCCAAACGATAATCTTATTAGTGTCCGTCTCAAAGTAAGCCTTACCAGCAGCTGGTGAAGCAGGACGGGTGGATGATGTAATTAAGTCTAGTTTAGCCATGATGTCTTATTCCTCCTCCATAGGTTGTGTCCAAGCTTCTTCTTGTAATACAGTAAGAATAGCTGAGTGACTCAGGGTATCTTTACCGTACAAGCAACGAGGTTTAGCTCCTTCATATTTAACAAAG